AGAAATATCTGTGCCTTGACCGTCCTCTTCTGGACCTCCAAGTATTTGTGAAAGAGCCTGACCGAAAGCTTGTCTCTGCGGAGCTTGCAATTTTTGTTTTAAAGCTTCCTGCTGCATTTGAGGGGGTAGTTTAGCTAATGAGCGAGCTTCTTCAGTTGAAAAACCCATGGATTCTAACCCAGATGTAGCTTGCCTTTCTTGCAACTTCTGTCCTATTAACGCCTGCAGTCCTTCTCCTAAAGAGCGACCAGCTTCACTGCCGAAGTCCTGTTGTTCTAAAATTTGTACCATTTTTACCTCTTTATTTTGTTAAAATAGACCGCCAACTGCTGATGGGGCTGCTTTTAATAATGATGATAATAACTCCTGTAAAAAACCTGGAGTTTGTGGTTGATACATTGTTTCAAATTGTCTTCCCATAGCAGGAGATAGCATGTTTTGTAATTGTGAGATAGCTCCCATTCCCATCTGTCCTCTTTGAGCAGCTAACCTTTCTGAAAGTCCTGCTCCCGCTTTTCCTAGCTGCTGGCCAAATGCAGAAGATTGTTGTGAACCCTCTCCAAATTGGCCCGTAAATCTCTCAGCTATTCCAGGTATTACCTCTTCTTCAAATTGTCGCATTGCAGGTCTCTCGAACTGCTTCATCATTTCAGGGTCTTGAGATAAAATACTCTCTAAATAATCAAATCCTTGAGGCTGCATTTGTCCTCCACGCGATAGAATCTGACTAAAATAATCTTTTTGTTCTGGTGTATAAAGATCAAACTGCTTTGTTTTCTCTCCTTTGCCCAGTAAAAAATCCATGAACGAACTCATAATAACCTCATAATTTAAATCTTTACATACTCAAGGACTACATGTCCACTATATCCATTATAACCTGCAGGGATTGTTACCACTACATTTGTCGCGTTAACAATGATACTACTACCCGTATCTGGAATGGCTGCATATACTGGTGTTGCATAATTTCCAATTACTCCATATATCCTAGTAAACCTATAATCTGTTGTTACTGCAATATTGTGTGCGATGTTATTTGCTCCAGTAGCAAGCACCCCAGTTTCAATGACTTTTCTAAAAACAGTCCGTTCTTGGATGTTTTGTGAAGTAGTGGCACTATATGTCGGTAAAAATGTCTGTCCACAAATAATTTCTTCGTTAACATAAAGTCCTCTGTCTTTTGAGTTCACATTAATAGCAATATCGTTCAAATCTTGAGTAAGCTTTATTTTAAGCTCTTCTAGATTATCTGGTATTACATATGTAGTGGGGAGATATTGTGCCTGTTCTGTATTTCCTGAAAAACTCATAATTAACCGATTAACCTTCCTTCTGGTTTAACATACAACATCATTGCATGCATCTCAAAATCAGACTGAGCAATCTCCTTATCTTTCATTTGTTCATCTGACATTTGTATTCTTAATTGAATAAATTGTCCATCCGTTTGAGTATAATATCTATGCCATATTTTTTCTTGGAACTGCTGAAAAGTTTGATCGTCTTCGGGTCTAGTTAGCAATACATTAGATCCCAGTATGGCATTTGTATCTGCAATAAGATTAATTGGATCTCCTGTTGATTGATCGACAAAATAATCTAAGGATACTTCTCCAAGTGATGTTCTATTTATTAACATATCTATATATGGGAAAGTAAACTGCTGCCCAACAGGTGTGCCAGGATTAAATCTTTTTGATAATATATTTATATTAGATATCCTCGTAATAACTCCCCCACCACTATAAGTCCCCGTTGATATTGAAGATGGATCTAATGTTATATTATCTGCGTCAACTACTGTTGCAATTCTATAAATATTATCATTTAACTCTGTTACTCCTGTGCAATCTTCTATCAATATATAGTCTCCCGATTGCAATCCATGATCATTGATCTTCAAACTCGAGGGACTTCCGCTAGTTATATCATAAATAAACATACTCTTAGTATTAGAGGACTTGTCTGAATTAAATAAAAGAGTTACTCCAAGCTGATTACCAGCTATTATCCATGGAGTACCAGATTGAGCATAAGATGAATTCCACGGGTCATTCCATGCTCCCCATGTTCCATATTTAGAACCAAGATCAGCCCAAGTTAAATCGCTTGTTTCTTGATAATAACCAAAACATGTAAATGAATCGTTTAAAAAAGCCCATGTGTTATTATCATAATTATATACTAAGATTCTGTTGGGATAAACTGGATCTGTAACGCTCGATGGAAACGTCCATAAAACTACCCTATTGAAAAAATCCCTTATGCCATAAACCCGTTCTACTCCATCATTCCCATTATGAACTTTAAATACCTCATTTGGGATCTTATCATCTATTCTATCAACACTAACTCCATTACATGCGTGAATTCCAACATTTCCAACGCCAACAATACCTTTGTCAAAAACTACTTGGGAAAAAGTAGATTCCGCTCCTAATTCAGTGCTTATCTTTTGCCATCTGAATGGAAGCACTTGGTTAGAAGTGTATACTAATTCCCAAGTAGAACGTTCGAAATATACAATCAAACGGTCTTTTATAATCTGTGCAGTAACTATTTGTTGTTTAGTTGGAGCATCAATATAACCACCCCTACCAGGAGTGTCATCCAGCCAAGCTGTAACAGCAGCCGTAGGGTCTCCGTTTTGACTAAAGCGGCATCTATTATAATATAACCTATCATTACCCCCCTCATCTTCTATAGTATTTAAAAGTATTAATCTGTCTTTAAAAGGTAATATTATTCTAGCCGTTTCTAAATAACGTGTTGCTCCTGAATTAAGCTGCGGTCTCAACGAATTCCAAGTTGATGACCCTTGAACTATATATTGAATATTATCTGCGGCCATATAATTTACAACATAGAAAGCTGTATCATATGGGTTTGCGGATCTATAATTACATGTCCAATAGAAATTTGTATCACTCCCAGTCCATAGACCTGTTCCAAGACGCGCCCACGCTCCTGCTGTTCTTTGATATGCAAATTGTGTGTCAAATCCTATAGTGCTTTCTTGGTTTATATTAGTAAGTTCTCTTGTTCGAAGTCCCATAACGGGAAGGCCAGGATAATAATAAACAGCAGTCGTTGCATCAGCACCATTAAATACATATGCTCCAGTCGTTGTATCGAAAGTATGAGTCGTGGCTGACCCTCCATTTTTTAACAATGTAACAGGTGTACCTGTAACATTACACGTGAATATATCATCGCCAATAGAAAAAAGCTGCTGGCCACCACTTGGTATTGGTGTTGCACCAGGTACTGTCCCACTCGCTGCACCTGCACCATCAGTTGTGTCAATTTGTATTCTAAATGTTGATTTTAATATGTCATCACCAATTAATGCAGTTCCATATCGTTTTTTAACTCGTCCCCTCCACACATAACAATCCTCAAGTTCTACAAATGCATCTTCTGGTAAAAGCCATGGTTGTTTATCATTTTCTAAACCTGTACCATACGGACCAATTAAATAACTCTTTAAACTCATTTAAACACCTATTGCTATAAAAGAAACTACCATACTGTTATTTGTTGTATACAATTTGAAATTGCTATTTGTTAAATTATCGTACACTGCATTTCTAGTTGCTGCATTTGCCTGTGATGTTAATATTAATGCATGAATTGTAGTAAACGCAGTCGTAAAAGATATAGTTGTTCCGGCAACGCTACCTGTCGCTTGACCCCAATTTAACTTTATACCACTTGGCAATCTCATGTAATATTTACTACCAGATTGTGTAGGTGCAATTGTTGTTAATTGCCTTTCTGTACCACTTGACTCTTCTTGAAAAAAGAGCTGAGTTATACCGCTTACAGCTTTAGTATAGAGAGCTCCTTCATCCGCTGCCGTTCCAGGAGCTGCACTTTGTTCTGGCATTTGCATGAATTTATGCTTGCCTTGATCTGCATCATTAAAATCTACATGATTTACAGAGTTAGATGTATTTAAACTCTGAAAATTTTGCAGTATCTGATCCTGAGACTGGCTTGGATCATCAGTCGGTTGTGGAATGGAACTCGTATAGGTTGTCATATTTTCTCCTTAAAACCTTTGTTGATTATTACCATAAGGGAATCCTGTCTGCTCCGTGTATATAGTGGCCGTCCTCTGATTTCCTTGTTGAATTATTGTCCGCCTTAACACAAGCTTTTGTTGCTCTTTATATCCAGGCATTAAAACGTTTACTCCTTCTGGGTCTTGTGAGTCTTCAAGTACCTTCTTAGCCGCTCCATATGCAATATATTGCCACCATTGATCAAGCTCTGGATGATCACCAGATGAAATTAATTCTGTTGGAATGCGATAAGCGTTAACCTCTACTTTATATGGCTTATCAGGAACTGGCCTAACAGTTATCTGATTATCATAATATAAAATTGCCTCTGGGCGTGCTGCTTGATACGGAACAGATGTTATGGTTATTTCATTACCAACAGGAATAGTATTAGCAAAAGTTATTGTTCCTACTCCTGTGATGTAATTAATTGAACCAGTAACTGCAGTTGTAGTGTTAATAATAACCCAATTACCTGACGTCCTGCTTTGAGGATCATCTACCACTTGAACAGTTGATCCAGTGCTATCGACAACGCCTATAGTTACATTATTTTGTAATATCGGTACATTAGACAAAGTAAAACTATAAGGTCCCACACTACCATCACCAACAATACTCGTTGTGATATCGGACAGTTTAGGATATAATCTAAAAAACTGCTCACGGTCTTGTGAGAAAAAACTTTGGTATCCAGAAATATACACAGGAGGCATAACGTTATAGTAAATATCTGGATCAGGAACAGTATAAACATCGACATTCTCCTCTGTCATAAATTCATAAGTTGTGCGAAGTGTAAACAATCTAAGATGCTCAGGTAAATCATATAAATAAAAATCATTTACGTATTCATCTAACTGATCATTTGTGATTTGATTAGCACTCGGCCTACCAGTTAACCTTCTTATTTTAGTTCTTATCTTTTCTAATGTACTCATTTATTAATCTTCCATATCTATAAATTCAAGACTTTCAAATGAACATCGCTTGACCTTCCTTCCTACATCCACTGTTGGATTACCATTTATATCCATTACATGAGAATGTACTGGGTATGAGCAATTTTGATTTAAATGTTTTGCTACCATTAATGGCAACTCATATTGCTCACCATCATTTAATGTCATCGTTAAAGTATCTACATCTTTATATTTTTTAAATGAAAAAGTAAATGACCCTCCCACTGGCTCAAAGCATCGAAATATTCCTTTTACCATTCTCAAGTCTTTATCTCTCATTTTTCTTAAATCTTCAGGGGTAAGTTTCTTTGTGTTTTTCTTTTTCCCTATTTGTATTGTTTTTGAACTCATTTAGTCCTCCTCCATTTTTTTTAAAGGAGGAGGAGGGCCTGAGCCCCCCTCCGCCATTTTTTCTTTCTACTCGTTATCAACTATAAGTGATTTACCAGCTCTCCAGTATATTACATCAGATGATGATCCAGCAGGTGCGTCCGCACCAGCGCCAAGACTCATTCCAATATAATCTACATTATCAGTAGCTGCTTCTACACTATTAGTTCCTTCAGATCCAACAGGAATAACTTGAGCAAAGGTCACCCCTGCAGCTGCTATTGCAGATGTTGGGAATGCAAATGTTGTAAATGCAGTAGAATCCACATTTACAGTTATTGTGTTATTTGCTGTAGAAATCGCTGTTACTTTTCCTTGCACTCCATCAAGTTCTACCATACCAAATTCACTAGGTACTACAAACTTAACTACATCATCTACATTGTAACCATGAGTTACAGATAATGTAATAACAGCTGATGCTGCTTTTGTTACTTTTGTAATATATCTAGCTCTTGGATAGAACATTGGCTGGAATGGTACTTTTCTGAATGAACATGTTGTACCTGCTGCTGCAAATCCAGATGCATCAAGATGTACTAATTGGAAGGAAGTATTTGTTGTAACTGTTCCCAATGTGAAATCCATGCCTGCAATCTGCTGCATTCCTGCAACATTATACATTCTAACTACATCACCTGCAGCTAAACCTGCTGTAGATGTTGCTGATACAACCGCAGGGCTCGCTGCTGTTACACCAGAACCTGTAGCGTTTAACGCGCCTAAGGTCTTATCAGATGTATCTAAAAGTGTGAAACCACCTGCTGTAATAACTTCTAAATCAAGTGCATTAGCAGAATCTTGCTTTGTATACATGATACCTGCTGCATCTGCCATGCCTCTCTGCCATCTAAACATTACTCCACGACCTGTTGTCTGTGTAGTTGCAGATTGTGTGTAATTTATTATTTCCATCCAATCTACATCAGATCTTATGTTTAGAAATTTAGAACTACCATCAGAGGTAAATTTTCCTTGCTGTATTACTGTGCCGTCCATATTTTACCTCCTTACGCTAATGTGGTTCTAAGATTAATCACCCAAGCATCATTTGTGATTCTTGGTACTTGAGCAAACTTATAACCGACGCTCGCGTTTAGTGCAAGTGGTCCATCATAAATAGGCGGTCTATATATAAACTGTGAACTATATCCATCTTGCTCTACTACTGCAAAGGCTTCCATACCCACACAAAATATATTATATACGTCATTTCCTAACGCTGATCCAGATGATGTTATTGATCCAATTGAAGATAATAAGAATCTTAAATTAGATATTGAACCCCATTCTGGCTTCATTGCATTCATCGGTGCAGGATATTGCGCTTTTGCTATAAAGCCATCAACATCTTCTAAATCACCAATAAGTTTTGTTGAACCCATAGCAAAGTATGCGTCTCTTACTGGTGCTGTACCAAACTTATCTTCACCTTCGATATTTTGACCGATGGTATATGCGTTGTTATCAGCTAGCGTTTTAATAACTTCATCTACGTCAGTCCTGGTTAGATTAGTAGGATTGTCACCATTCGTTCCACCAGTACAGTTAATAAATGATGCTGTAGACGCAAGCATGTTGCGTGTAAGCTCATCTTCTGTCTGTCTAAGCGAAACACCTAATCTTTGAGCTGCTTCATTCAAAACAGGGTCTTGATTTTGAAGCGTAACCTGCTCATTTAGAATTACATATGTCAGGGCTGTTACTTTCGGCTTCTAATAACCTACTGACCATATCTCTATGGCGGGGATGGCACTTCAACCTTCCCTCTTATAATTTCTTATAAGTTCAGACTGTCGATTCAAACGGCGCTGATTTATCGCGTCCCCGTCTGCCCTTGGGCTCAGTCGTTGCTGGTACAGTAATCACTCCGTTGAGTTTCCTCATTTCCATCCAAGCATCTTCTCGCATCTGCTGAACTTCCGGAGTTATTCGAGTGCCATTACATGTGATCCATTCTTTTATAAACTTAAGACAAAGATCAGCTTGTTTTTTCTTAACAATCATATAAGGCATAATTAACGGTAGGAATTTTTCTATATCTGCTTTTCTTCTTATCATCCAACGGAACATTGGACGCTTATGATGGTAAGGTTTTTCTTCTATTACCTTACCGATATAGGTTGTGTCGACAATAAAGTCTAATGGTTCGCGTTCAAGCATTCCAATTCTAATACCAGGGGCGTAATGAGGATGAAAACATCCGCTTTTAGCTCTCTGCTCCATAAAAGATTTACTTGCTTGTCTTTGAATCATTATTGATCCTTCACCATCTATTATTCCTGCGATATACGCTAATTTTACTGCTTCCATCGGGTTATCCTATTATGTTGATGTTTGTTCCGCATCTATTATACATAACTTAGACTTTCCCGTAAATCACCAAAGGTTTTACTACGGCACATTTTTTTACAGCTATCAAAATATAGCTTAAATGGACTGTGCATATTGCAACTAATTAAGCTGCAATGTAAATTTCTTTTCCCCAACCGTAGAAGTCCATTTTAGCGTCGATATTAACCGCAGTTAGGTTTTGCGCAGGAGGTGTAACTCCGCTGTTGCCCAATGGTACAGTAGCTGTAGCCAGAGGGTTGTATCTTCTCATACGAAGAGTTGTTCCACCATTTCTTGGCATCTGTTTTAGCATAGCTGGGATATTATGGATCATGTACGGGACAGGAACCGATAAAAGCTTAAAGCTAAAAGATTGTTGACTCTCTATTACTTTCCACTTAGCTAGAGTGTACTGACCATATCTCTATGGCGGGGACGGCACTTCAACCTTCCCTCTCATAATTTCTTATGAGGCTAGACTGTCGCTTACCCTCTCGGGTCTCAAGGACTCAGTCGTTGCGGCTGCTTTATTACCATTGAACTCTCTCATTTTCAAATAAGATTCTTCTCGATAATCTAGTTCGGATTGATCAACCCCTCTGTAACCTACATTTTTAGTAGAGACTTTTTTACAAAACTCTAATAAAAATTGAGCTCTTTTCTTTTTCACCCTTAAATATGGAATTATTTCTTCCAATAATGGTAAAACATTTTTAGAACTTCTCAAATACCATTGATAAATTGGTTTTGAGTTTGGTCGATCTTTACGAACGCCATCTAAATGAACTTTGCCGTATTTTAAATCTTCAGAGAAACATTGAATACCTTCTAATTCAATCATTGCTATTTTAACACAAGGTAGATAAACAGGAGATCTAACTTCCTTATTAATAAATTTTCTCTTAGACGGTGTTTTTCGATTGTGTTTTGTAATCATAAAACATCCGTCTGCGTCTAAAATACCAGCGCCATACATAAGATGCGCTTGCCTCTGGTTACCATGCATAAACATACCGTTAGTTGTACTGACTTCAGTATAACCTTTTTGTCCATTTATGTTTAGGCTTCCCATGTAATCACCTTAAGTTTTATTCCGGCTCAATTAAGCTTTAACCGGAGCTGGAAGAACAGTTGTTGTTGTAATTGACATACTCTATTTCCTTAAAAACATTTTTATTTGTTTCTAAGTTGACGAGACTTGAAATATACGTCTTAGTTGCTGGCGAGGCAGAATTTATACGCCTGAAAGAAAGAGAGCGACTCTTTAATATTCGCTCTCTCTAATAAATGAGATGTGTAAATAAAAGTCAAATAATTTTTATGCTTGTTTCGCGGCATCTGTCATTTCTTTGAGAAGTTGAGCTTTTAATGTAGGAGTTAAACCGTTTGCAAAAGCATTAGCTTCGTGAAGAGCTCCATGACCTTTTATAGCTTGGGTACTCATAGGCTTCTGAGCGTTTTGTTGAACCGCTTCCTTGTCAGCCTTATATGTATCTTCTTTATAGATACCAAAAGCTTTAAGAGTGTTATATGCTGCGATTCCTTTTTTATAGAGGTCTTTTCCTTCAGTTAAAGTAGCGTGTACTTCAGGATATTCCCTAGCTAATCTTTCAACATTTTCTTTGGTAACAACAGATTCGAAGTCATTAAACTTTTGTTTTAATTTATCAGGTATAGCTTGTGTTTCTTTAGATTTAATTTTGTTTTCAAGTTTTGAGATATATTTCTTTACATGCTTCCATTCAGGGATATCATCATCAGACAATTCTATTTCTTCTTCTTTTTGTTCTTTAACAACTGGATTGTAAGTATTTTTCATCTCTTCCATTTGTTTTTTCATTGCAAGAAGCTCATTTTCCATTTGCTTTTTACTTTCTCTTAGCTGTTTGAAGTTATATTCTTTTGAATTCTCTTTTTGCTCCGATTGATTAATATCTTTGGTCTCATTTTCTGTCTGTGTGCTGTGGGGAACAGTCTCAGCTTCCATTTTTTCATCTGGAATTGGCGGCATATCTATTTTTTTTTCTTCACTCATTTAATCCTCCTAGGCATTAAACTTTTAAGATTTCTTTATTTAATTTTATTGCTAATTTATCTAATTCACCGCTGTTGAACTTTATAGTACAATCAATCAATTCTCTATATTCAAGAGGCATTTCAGCGGCATAAAAAGGGAGAGTTGAGCATGTTTCTTTATCAGGAACAACCCATAAGTATTCAAGGTTGTCATTTTCGAATTTATATACACATTGATCATATTCAGGCGTAGGACAGCTTTCTCTATCAAGAAAATATTGGCGTACTACATTATGTAAAAGCCTTTCCTTTTTAAAAAGTATGACTATGAAGAATCTTTTATTTCCGTATTTCTTTTTCCCTCTTTTAATAGCTATTTTTAACTGGTTTTCCCATGAATCGTCATTATTTTTCCCTTTATGCACACTTCGTTGCATGTCAATAGGATTGATCTTTTCATCTTTTTTCGTTTGAAGCTTTAAAGCTGCTTCTCCGACTGTTTTTTTGCTCATAAACCCTCCTCCTCATATTCTAACAATGTAATATTAATTACAATCGTAGTCAAGAATTTTATATTGACGTTATTAGCGGTATCTGTTTTAATATAGCCGTTTTAAACTAAATTCAATTCGAGAGGAGTTATGGCAACACAAGCAAATCAAAATATAAATGTAATGTCAAATTGGTTAACAGCTAAGACACAATATTTAACAAATTTGACATATAGATATCAACAAAGTGAAATAACAAAAACTTTTTATTTAGGCTGTATTCAAAATTTATCAGGGGAAATGCTAAATGCATATGCACAATACGATCAATATTTGCGAGTCGCTGATCAAAACCATGCATTAAGAAATAGATTTAATGTAACGATGAATATCTTAGAACATGCGGGAGATCCAACTACCTCAGAAATGGCAAAAGAATATGCATTAACAGCTGTTAAAGTCGTTGGATTAGGTGTTTGTTTTTATCTAGGCCATCAATATGTAATAGCCCCTTTAGGTGATAGTATCGTGCAGGCAGTCACTACAAAACTAAATCCTGTTTTTTTTTCTCCAGAAGAAAATGTTCCTGTTCAATCATCTAGTAAGAAAGGTACTTTTAAAAAACCAAATAATAATTGTAGATCAAGTATTAAGGCACGCATGATAAATAACAATATCCCTGGAATACCATCTAAAAAGCCAAATATTCCCTCGACTGAAATAGATACCACTGTCCTTGCTCAAAAATGTTGTTTCCCAGGTGGAGAAATACTTCATTTGCATGGAACTGAAGTGGATTTGATTGAAGTTAATGGAATGGCTGATCCTTTTGAAGCAGACAAAATTCTGGATAACGACGGTTACCCTAAAAGGAAGAAATGTACGATTTTATAGCAACTTAACGGTGAGTTAATATAGCAAAAAAGCACATTTTATCCCAGCATTAAAATACTGGGTTTTAATGTGTCATTGAAGGATAAAAATAGATCTTATTTCCCACGATGCAGAAATTGTTATTGGATTGAGGTAACAGACTAAAATTTATATCATTAAGCATAAGCGGCTTACAACTCAAGAATTAGCAGTAAAAATATATTTAAAAATAAACATAAAAAGAATAGAGTGAAAATAAGAATGTGGAGAATTCTTATGAGCACAATCAGAACTAGAAACTTATACAATCCACACAAGCTGGACAACTGGCTTTATAATAAATCTTGTTATTTCATTAACTTGAAGAGTAGATATCACCAAAATAAGTTAAATAAATACCTCTTTGTTGAGGCTATTAAACGAATACGTTTAGATGTAATAAGATCTTTCGCTGACAATGATGAATATATTCAATATCATGCGTTGAATAATCCTCTTACACATAAGTATGAAGCAATAATATCTACTATTGATGAGACATTAAACAGTTTATTTGACGGACCCGCTTTCACTCTTAGGTAACTTCGACTGAAAGTGTATTATTTGTTCATTTAAGCGCTTGATGTCTTTTAGAGTAAGTTTATTGTATTTCTCTAAGTCGATGGCGCTTATTTCCTTTATAGATTCAAAGGCTTCTCCAAGTGCCCCTTTGATTCTCTTGATAGTTTTTTTATAATCTTTGGAAGGGTTTTGACTTTTTTTATAATTAAACTTTTCAACTTCAAATTGTTTGTTTACATACACTGTAGCGTTGTCGCTCATACAACAACCGATACAACACCCTTTACAACTATCTGCTATATCGAATGTTATTGGTACATCTCTCGCACTTACACTAGCCATATTTACCTCATTAATGAGTTTTTTATTAATAGTAAAATTTCTTCTAGAGGTTCATTATCATAAACGATTTTAACATTTATTATTTTCTCTTTAGAAACCTTTTTCTTTTTATTTTTAAATAAATGAGCAAATTTTTTTCGTTCAACTTCAAGCTTTTCAAGAAAGATCTGCTTCTCTATTTGATTGAAGACTTTTTCTTCATATTCGGTGTATGTGATTTTTTTTGTCATAAGGAAGTCTTGGGGTTTTAATGTCAGGGATATGTGGTTTTATATTATCGGTTTTAATCTTTTTTATTTTATCACAATTTTTAAATAAATGACTTACGTCATAATAAGTTGTAGGAAAATAATTCCTTTTAATAACTCTTCTCACTGGTGTAGTCATAATATACCTATATTTATCTTTCTTCAGAAGCAGGGCTTAGATCAATAATAAAGCCTGTGTAATGCTCTATCTTTTCTTCTAACATCTCTTCGACTGGACCGTCTTCATCAATCATATCATTTGCCATATCAATTCCTTTATCAACAAAAGGATTAGTATGTCCTTGTATGATTCCACATCCAGTAATAGTAATCCCTATTAAAAGAAGTGAGCTTATCAAGATAAGTGATAAATATTTTTTTTCTCTTTTAGACATATGGTTTCCTATTCTATTTCGTGTATTTTAGAATCTATTATATAATCAGTTAAACGACTTAGCACTTCTTCCTCATTGTCTTTTATAGAAGTCCATCCTTTTCTGATTTCACGCAAATACGTATCAATATTATAAAGTGAAATATACATATCTGTAGCATTACATTTCATCTTAAACTCATTATTTTCATCTGGTAGATCAAATTCAAAAATAGCCTTCACTTTTTATCCTTTTTGACAATTCATACATTCTCGCTGAAACGCTTATCTAAGGGCATTTTTACCATTCAAACTGAGCCGTTATTTTAACCTCATCAACAACTTGAAACCCGCTTTCTTTAACAGCCTTCTCTACAAGTTCTTCTAGTTCTTTATTTTGTTTGGAAATGACATAAGCATCAGAAAGAAACTCGTTTTTAATGAATGTTGTAGCCTCTGACTTTATTCTTATTCTTAACTTTATCATATTACTTCTTCTTTTTATTTTTGGAACCAATTGGACGCCCAACTTTTTTCTTTATAGCTTGCTTAACTTTCTGATCTTCTTTTATCTCTTTCTTATTATGCTTAATTTCTTTTTTATATGCTTTCTGATCATCGGAAAGATGATTATAAATCTTTTTCATTAGCTTTTTTAACGCCATATTACTTTCTCTTTTTGTTAAGTTTTTTAAGAGTTAAGGCTAAATTAGCTCTCTTTGCTAACTTACCGCCTTTTTTAGCTGCTGCTTTAAGTTTTGAAATAGGTATATCTTTTTTCTCAGGCACTCCTAATTGTTTTGACAAAGCACCTTTTTTAATCTTAGCTTTTTGTATCCACTTGCCATCTTTTACCATTTAATTCTCCTATATACAAAAAAGAGACCCGAAGGCCTCTCTTTTTATTTCTTATGATGTTTTTTTCTATAATAATTAGCCATAAACTTATGATGAGCATGTAATAATGCAGCTTTATGAGCCTCTTTGTCATAACCCTCTGTCTGGAGACCTCTACAAGATTTAGAGGCGTTCCTGAAGGTTTTTTCTACATCAGAAATATTTTTTTCTTTGGGCATCGTTAAATTTACCTCTTGCTTCATTGATATCTATAATTTTAGTTTCAACTTCATCCCTAATCTCTGGTTTTTTCTCTTTTTGTGTTTTAATACTTTTAGATTTAAGACCTGGGATTGTTTGTTTTGCTATCTTTAAAGCTTTTCCTTTCGGCCTGGGCATTACCATAACGAGCCTATTTTGTTAGTTTAGATACATTCTGCTTTTTAAGACTATCAATACCACTAATTTCATCGTTATAATAGTAATTTGGATCCATATTGTTTTTAGGATATGGTTTCATTACTACGTTTTGTGGCATATTTGCTTGTGCGCTTTTATCTTCTTTAATCATCTTAAACTCCTAGAGTTTGAGGCGTTGCTGACCCCGCAGTAGGTCCTATCGCCTGTGTTTTTACTTCCTGCGGCAAGTCCTCATCTTGAGGCTTGATCATTTGATACATGGCAAAGAGCTGTTGAAGTTGTTCTAAATCTAATGACTCAAGTTCTTTTAATGTCTTAGCCCTATTTAGCCTTGCATCTGAAATGTTCTCTATAGCTTGCGATCTTCTCTCAATAGCTAAGTTAGCATTTTCGGAGATACGTGCCATTCTTTCATGTCCTAATCCCTGATTAGCTACAGCTCTAGATTGCAGGTCTTCTATTTGAGCCTGTAATAGCTTCATCTGCATTTGCATTTGTTGATTTTGGGCTTCTCCTTGTTGCTTTTCTTCTTCTTGAATTGCTTTAACAAGTTCATCTTTATTCTGGAATGTTGATGCATTAATAAGCTCTTTTATTGGAACCTGTATACCAGTCTCACGCAGCTGAAGGAGTTGAGCGAAGTACATTTGTCTTTGAGTGGATGTATTGAGACCTTCTTCAACTGTAGTATCATATTTTCCAAATGCTTTTGAATAGAATTGCAGAGTTGGTTTTTCATTTATTATTCTTTGTACCTTGCCAGGCGAGAAACTGGCTTGAATCAGATCTAAATAAATATCGCCAAGAAGTTTTTGTGAATTATCTAAGTTGTCAAATAATCCTTGTAGTGTTGTTAATCCAGCACCCTGTCGAAGCATTGAAAGAACTCCAGCTTTATCGTCTTGTGCCGAGCCTAGAAGCTCTTCATTGACGCCAGATATCTGTTGTATCTCCTCTCCGAGTATCTTGGATAGCTCAATCATTGATGGAGGTATCTGCGGCGCTTGTATTTGTTCTACATCGGTCATTTGCGCTTCATCTTTTAGAGCTATTCCTTTTCCTTGACCTTGAAGATATATATCTTTTGGGTTAACAAGTGCGTTTTCTTTGAATTTAAAGCCAGAGTTAATTTGTGATTCAAGGATATCAAGCTCAATAACCTTTCTTCTATTATAAAGGAACTGAGAATCTCTAAGTCCTCTTACAATCCCTTGAACTCTCCACGGAAAATATGGTATTTGTGGTTCATAATAACCCATTACTGGAACAAATGGATATTTATCTATTCCCATTGGATTCATGCCATGATACATTACCATTCCTTGAACAACGATAGCTAACTTACATGTTTGGACCATTGAATCTATAATTGTGATCTCTGGGTTTTGAGACATAAATCTATTAAGGTCTTCTTCATTTCCCTTCCATTCAAGAGTCTCACCAGTACGAACATCTACTAACATTTTTTGTTTTCGGTAATCCCTGTACCAATACTCGTCATATGTTAAAAGATTCTCCATCCCGTAGTTGTAAGCTTCAGGCATGAATTGAAACTTACCGTCTCTATTTCCTCTAGCATAAAGATTTTCAATATCTCCTTTTCTATCTGGAAGTAATGACATGATTTGAGGCTTAGTAAGCCATTTACGTGTCCATATAAAGTTACAGTCAGAAAGATCGGATTTCTTGAAGAACGGATCAATTAAATATCCATTATAAGAAACATTATCCAATTTTATGTCTCCATTGATTGGATCGTTCCTATAATCCATCCAAACAGATAAAAGATTCATGCCCGTAGTAACAGCTCCATCAAAAGCATCAGATATCGTATTTAAAGCATTATCATTTTGCATAGCCCAGTGAATTATTTTAGTCATTTGCGACGCTGTGAGGTTATCACTGTTTTCAATGGGGATGGCTACGGTAGACTTGCGGTTTTTCCTCTGGAAGCCAGTAATCATATTACAGACGCGTCTAATGCGATTAAAGTTGAAAGTTCGGCGTCGAAACGCGGGCAAGTTGCCGTATAGGTCGTTCCAGAGCGTTTGGTCGCCAGCTTTGAATCTAGTATCTATATCTGCTTCCGACCAAAAAGATTGATTTATTGTAATACTTTCAGCATACGTTTTCTCCATCATCTCTTTTACTGTCTTATCATCATCGGTATAGTATGCATTAAAATTATTATTTGTAGCAGGGAATAAGGTCATGTTTCTTCCTCATGTTTATCAAAGAAATGTTTATAATATTTTTCTTTCTTTGTAAATCAATCTTTTAATGCCAGGGACAGACATGTTGCTTAAATCCTAAAGCATCTTGCGTTGCAGCCCAAAACTCTTGATTTAACTTAAGGGGCTCTTCAATAATCTCCCGTAGGTCCTTGCCTACAATTTCTTTATCTTTCTTTTCTTGATCTGCTAGCTTATCAATGTGTTTCATTATATTTTGTAATGGATGCGTCTTTTTAATATCTATTACCATTTTTACCTCACATAGTTACATTGTTTCTGAAAATATGAGGCATATTGCTCTCTTCTCCGTACATTGCCTCTTGATAATTTTTATCTAACTGCTCTGCGGACATTGAATCTCTTGTTTTAGGTAGAGATACTGCTAAATAACGAAAGGAGTCACAATTTGAAACTAAATAATTATTTATATAATAACAATTATCATCTTCAATGGTTAAATCGTAAACCTCTCTTGGTGTAGCTACATGATAAACTTGAACATTTTTTACTACATGTCTTTTTAATATTATATTTATTGCATTCAAACTCTTTATTGCAAATAATACAAATCCTTTTTTCAAAGTCTTTCCTATCCAGAACCCTTTGTTTAGTTTTGCATTTGTTGGAACAGTACTTTTGCCACGCTTGCTTCCCGAAATATTCTTGGGAACATACGTTGCATGTTTTTTTGTATCTAGTTCCCCTACACGCTGGTAATGATTTTTTAGCATGTTCAGAATGCCATTTTTTCCCCGCTTCGCTTTTGTGCCACTCTTTTGCTTTTTCATTAAGACTTCGCAGAAGTTTTTTGCATTCATTAGATTGTGGCCATGAATTAGGGGACAGAGCATGCCTTCTTCCATGCTCTTTTTTTGTAATAAGCTCCAAGTTTTCAATCGAATTATTCTTTGCGTTGCCATCTTTATGATGTACCACATATCCTTCAGGAATAGCACCATTGTTCTTTTCCCATATATGTCTTTGCAACGTGGTAAATTTCCCATTGCCTGAGTATGATGTGCCTGCTGTACCTGAGGTTCCCATATAATATTTTGATTCGTTCCATCTATAAATGTATCCATCAAACATGATTTGTTTTTCGTCTTGAGAGATAAGATAGTCTTCTTGAATCCTTTTAAATCGGATGCCTCTATATAGTATCCAAATATCTTTTTCCATAACCAATTCCTAAGTTTCCCATAAGGTTCTAATACATCATTATACCTCAATTCATCCGCTCTAGTCAATCCGTTTTGCATAAAGATATTATGCTCTGGGGTACAAAATATGGAATTATTAATTTCACATATTTTATCGGTTTGATTTTTGTGGGTTTTTAATACCTTGCGAAAACCTAAAGGGGTTAAAACTGAATCACCCTCACGAACATTTTTTATTTTGATATCACCTTTAGATGTTTTAACTAACATTTCTCCATCAAAACAAAAATGGCTGTGCTGATCATGAAGAGGCCGAGGTTTATATACCCTTTTCTTAGCATCATATTCTTGTCGATAATTTTCTAATGCTTTTATAAGCTCTTTACATTTATCTCTGTTTATCCACAATTTAGAAAATAATGATCTGCAGGCTTCAATACCATCAGGAATAGAATAATCATCTGCTAGCTTAAATTTAATGCCTAGCTGCCGAGCTTTTTCTATACGGGTAATACCGCTACCCCACTCCCTAACTCTTATGTCATGAGGTGCAATATGTGTACCATAATTATAAGGTTTCGAAGCTACCACTTCCGCATAATGTTCAAGACCATGTTTAGAGTTTTGATAGCAATCTATAATCCGAACTATTTGACCTATTGTCTGAAAGAATATGATAGAAGTGCTATCTCTTACCCCTATATCCCAGGCGGTATGAACTTTAAATGCTGATTCCCATGGAACTTGTCCGATACGGCCGTCAAGCTTCATCTTGTCTATATATTTATTATAATAAGAACCTTCTATACCCATCTCAAAGCTGCAATAATATTCCTGTTGAATTAGATCTTCAGACATCTCCCCATACTTTCGCTCTTTCTCAATTTCTGATATTGGAATATGCTTTGTATCATCGAGAGTAAGCTTATATACAAACCAATCAGGTGATTGCATACCCATTTGATAAAGCTCCCAAAAGGAATTTTTACCACGTGGCGTAGAAATAAAAAATGCCCAGCCGCCGTTCGCTGCAAGTATCGGTTTTATGTATTGCCAACCCATTGGGTCCTGGAGAGCATATTCAGAAAAAACACATCCTCGAGGATTTGTACCTACTAAGGAATCGAAATTGTCAGATCCAACTAATTGGAATAGGGAGCCATTCTTAAATCGAATCTTCATTTCTGATGCATTTTTTTGCTCGACAAGGTCAGCGGGGAAATAGTCAAGTATCCTCTTACCGCTATTATCCACTGAATCCCAGATGACTTTTTTTGCTTGAGAATATGTAGGAAATATATAGAAATATACTCCAGGCCTCTCGTACATCTGTCTAATTACATAATTAAGTGCGGTTATATCCTTTCCTGCACGTCTGGGCAAAATTGCAAGTACTCTTTTGAATCCGCTTTGTAAAGCTTTAAAAAGAGGAAGTTGATATGGACGTGGTTTAAACTGATTAAGTTTATTCTCCACTTCTAGCTTTGTTAACATTGTCCTCGTATATTTTATTATATGGTTCGTCTAACTTCGCTTTTGTAAAATCTTCTACTTGATAATTCTTTTGTCTATCCATCTCGATTGCTTGAGATTGCTGCTTGGCTTTTTTGAAATCATCCCATTCATCCAAAGCTTTATCATAATAACCTATGACTCTATGTGACCATTTTACATTATATGTGCCATTCAGAGTATTTATATGAAATCTTTCTGCAATACGTGTTCTGATATATTTAAGAGCTTCTTTGATTTCTGGGTTGTGTCTAGCTAAATGATATTTCCATTCCTGAGGCTTGCGATATTTCGGCTGAACACAAAAAGATGTTATTGTTACTGTTGATTCTTTATCAGCCCAATCCATTAATTCATTGGCAATACCCGTAATTTGTTTCTCCGTATATTGCCTGGCATTCTTATTGCCTTTCATCACCTCTTGAAGTTTCTCTCTCTTACCCATTGTTCTTCCCTCCTTTTCTAATGTCAACGTATCAAAGAGACTTGTTTTTTTAAAGTTTTTATTGTTATCCCAGTACGTGGGTTCTCATCATAAAACTTTGTTGCTTCTGTCTCTGAAATAAGTGAATCGTCCCGCCAAAGAACGCCATTTAAAGCATCCTCATAAAATTTAATTAAATTAGAAATGTCTGGTTTAAATGTATGTGGCTTGTGCAGCATCTCTTTCTTCTTCTTTTTACTCCAGGATTTAGGTATTGGCATATGAAAATCAAATGAAACTTTTATCGGAACATCAAAAGCAAATAAACCCTGTAGTTGCGGAAGAACTTCAAATACAACTGCTTTTTTAACTTTAACTTGGGGATCATAATGAGTTTTGCCAGATGTGCGGTGTCTTTTAAGAGGTATTGGAGCTCCAAAGATTATTATCCTCAAGTTAGATCTCCCCTCTGTTTTAACATATCAATTATCTCATGACTAATCTTTCTCATTACATTTGCGTCTAAGAATTTATATGCACTTTCCCATTTATCCTCGATCTTAACTGATGGTGGAACACAATAATAACCTCCTGTTTTAGATGAGAGTATTACAAACCACAACTTCATTTTATTCGATTTAGAGATAAGCACCTTTCCTTCCGTTTTATCAATAACGCCTGTTTTGCCTATAAATCGCTCTATTTCGATCATTTCTATTCTCCAGTATGATTTATCGTTTAATCTTTTTTATTCAAAAATCGGCGGCATAAAAGGCCGTCATGCCCAAATCTAGCTAGTATTCCTGTCAACTTTCTGTACTGTTTAAGCATTTTCTCTATTTTTATCGTTCTAACCCTGGCTCTTTGGGCTGCCTTCTTATTACCCACCGTTTGATTGTAATCAACTGAAAATTCTTTAAGCTCATCATTAAGATTATTAACTATCGCGTGCACTTCATTCAGTATGTTTTCATAGTCTAATAATGATTCGTCCATATGACATTCTCCTACTTATATATCATTGATACTATCCTAAAATAAATTTTAAACATCAATTGTTTTTTTGTAGCACTCTTGAACTTCTCTCTTCTGAAGGAGAAAGATTCCTGATTCATCGCTCCCAACTTAAGGGCAGCTCCAACAGGCTTTTATCCGTAGTCCCTACGGCCAACCAGCTTGTTTGCTGATGTGAGTTAATATAGCAAAAAAAGCACATTTTATCCCAATATTAAAACACTAGGTTTTAATGTGTCATTGAAGGATAATTAATTGCTATCCAATCCTGATTATACGATTTCTTTTCATTTCGATTTGAATCAAACAGCACTTTTTTTCTCTCGTATTCTTACCCCGTACCAACCCGTTACTACCTCCATTGTTTTTGTTGATGACAATGTAAACTGTTTGTTGAGAACTGTATCAACAGCCATGTTTTTTTGTATTTGTAGGTTTCCTCTAGCAGAATGATTCTCAAGATATGTTTGAAGTTTTTTAATGTTTTTAATGTTTTCTTTTACCCTTCCTTCTTCTGCTTTCTCTTTATTCTTTTTGTTTGTCAGAGCTAGTTCAACCCAATTCTGTATTGCTTTCATATCAGATTTATATTGTTTACCAGTATCTTCCTTGTAATGATTAAGCTTGTCTAATATCCAATCTAAATCTTTTGTCGAGTATTTCTTTTTGAGCACTTCATGTTGCTTTTCTGTGAGCTTTACTCTTTCTCTTAATTGTAAAAATTTAACATCAGGGGCGCGAATGCGCTTATTATTCTTATTTTTAATATTCTTAGTATAATTCTTCTTATGGTTCCAATCGGAACCACCCCCGGTTCTATTTGGAACCACCCCCGGTTCTATTTGGAACCACCCCTCTTTTGCTGAAAAATGATCCATGTTTAATTTCCAAATATCTAATATTTTAATTACATCCCGAGTCTGACCATTCGTTGTTATTTTTTTTAAAGATATCAGTCCTTTTAATTCCAAATTCTTTTTTATCTTTTGTAATGTCTGAGGACTTATTTTAAATTTCTCGCAAATCTTCCTTCTTCCAATAAAAAAACTTCCTTTTTCTCCCGCAACTCTTTTGATAAATGTATAAAATCCTACTTCTTGAAACGATAGGTCTAATTCGTAAATAATATTTGGAATTTGAGTGTAGTATTTATGATCTGACCCGCAATTATATATATCAATGCAATCATCCATTAATAAACTCCTTGGTTAAACTATACCAACAAGTTCTGTTAAAGAGTTTTTTATTGAAATTTCTTTTTAATTCCCTCCCTCTTTTAATACATGATTGAAAATAATAAATTATAATTGCTTCGTTAACTCCATATTTTGCAGCTATCAAAGTGTTAAATGAAACGTGAAGGTTACCCATAAACCACCTCATTGTTATATATTAAATATTTTAATTGTGCTTTAGACATAGATGTACATCGGAATGATGTTTTAAATGAGTCTAAGAGTTGACTTTTATTATCGAATTTGTTAATCTGATGTCTCCTTTATTGGTGTTAAAGGTAAATATTGAGGCAGAAGATTTGTGTTCTTCTGTCTTTTTTTTTACAAATAAATTATTAAAGATATATACGATCAATTTTTAAATTGATAGTTTTTTCTGAAAATAAACTGTTTAGGGTATAGTTTAGGAGAGAATGTCTTCTAACGAAGGTTTATTAAATATACGTCTTAATTCTAACTCTTTGTCTATGGCTTTTGGTTTTTGTACTATTCTTTTGACGCTTGTAAAATCGATGTCATTATTTGTGTATTTTTTTATTTTTTCGGTTAAACGTTTACTTGGGTTTCTTTTGCCATTAAATATTAAATAGAGATATTCCCTTGAGATGCCTAAAAATCCACTAAATTCAGATATAGTAAGGTCATTATCGGTTATCCATTTCTTAAATTCTTTTCTTATATTCATTTTGTTTACACTTGTTGTTGACATAATAATACACAAATTATATTATGATATCAAATTTAAAATCAAGGTGTCGTTGTGAATGCTTATAAATGTTGTGATGAAGCTTGTTGGATTTGCTGTGAAGATAGGATTAAAGAAATAATGTATGAAATAGATATTGATAAGTATCTTTTCATTGAGGATTTTGTTGGCACTGTACATGAAGTTGTTAATGAAAATAATCCCTCTATAAAAAAAGAGTTAGATGTTAATAGCTTTGCTAGTCATTATTGGGATGACTATTGGTATAACAAAAAAGCTGACGAGTTGGCAGGTGAGACAATTGAACTATACGGGGAAACATATACAATATAAGGAGACGTAAAATGAATGAAGACAATGTTAATAATATAGAGGTTCTTGAGGAAGTCTCTTCTTTAAGAATTCAAATGAATCAATTAATAAAAGGTTTGAATGATCAAAGGATTCAGACCAGGATTTTCGAATCTAATGAGTTAGATCAATTGTTTGCTGCTCTTTCTAATGCTCAGTTGAATATGGAAGTAGCAAAGACTGAAAACATAAATCCTTTTTTTAAAAGTAAGTACGCAGATTTAGCCACTATTGTTAAAGCTTCTCGTCCATACTTAGCTAAATCAGGCCTTTCTGTTATCCAACGTATTATAGATAAAGATGAGAAGATGTTTCTTCTAACAAGACTTTGTCACTCCTCTGGGCAGTGGATCGAAGAGAAGATGCCTATCAATCCAGATAAGACCAATATTCAAGCTATTGGTAGCTATATCACATATCTAAGAAGATATTGCTATGCTGCTATTGTTGGAGTTGTAGCTTCTGGTGAAGATGATGACGGTGAGAAAGCTATGGAAAAAGCTAGAAACACTGGAATAGGTGGCAGTAATAAGTGTATTAGTAAATCACAACTTGAAGTACTAAGTATTGAACTCGAAAAAGATGCTTATCTTTTGGATAACCTTTTAAAAGGATACAATATTAAGAAGTTAGCTGAGCTGCCAGCTTCTAAATATACATCATGTTTAAACCGTATAAGAGAGATAAAAAAATCAAAAAATGATTAACGCAATAACTTTTTCAAATCCTTTTCCAAATGGTTTAACCAGGCAAGAAAGAATTATTAATAATATTTCATTGCTAGTTGGTATGATCGCTCTGCGTGTTATTTTTACGCTAGGAGGGGTTTTAACCCTTCCTATGCAGTTTATAACTGATATAGGGTCTTTCTACCTTTTCTACCATATTAACACAGCTAGAGGTCGTTAAAATGAAAATAATAAATATTAAGCAAGGATCCGAAGAATGGTATAAATTCCGTTCACAAGGTGTTGGAGCTTCCGATATATCTGTCATTATGGGAACCAATCCTTATAAAGATACTGTTAAATTATGGAATGAAAAATGCGGTTATTATGTCCCTAGAATAACAGAACCTATGCGATATGGAATGCATACAGAACCAATTGCTAGAGAATGGATGAACTTTCATTTTGGTTATGATCTACAGCCCATATGCATAGAACATGAAAATGAGTCTATTTTTAAAGCTTCACTTGATGGATATGACGAACTAAATAAAACGATTGTTGAAATCAAATGTCCTGTTAATAGAAAAACCATTGAAGCTTTTAAAGATTCTAAACAAATTCATCCTTATTGGATAGATCAGATTCAATGGCAACTTGCTTTATCAAAGGCAGAGCGAGCTTTAATAGCTATTTGGGATAATGAAACTAATTCATGTTTAGTTGCTGACATTCTTGCTGATGAAGAAAGGCACGAGCTTATGTTTAAAAAAGCTCGGGAATTCTGGGATTACGTTAAAAGAGGAATTCAACCCCCTCCACCTGATATTAAATTTGAAAATATTGAGGATGATAATTTAAAGCTTCTTGTCAGTGAATTGAAAAAGATTGTTAATAAAAAGAAAGTTTACTCGGAAAGAGAAAAGGAGCTTAAACAACAAATATTATGTTACGCTTCTGGCAAGCCTTTTTACGCATATGGAATGAAAGGACTTTTAGCTAAAGCTCCTAAAAAATACAATTTTAAACAAATGGAACTTGATGGAATTGATTTGAATAAGTATATTGAAGCAAGTAGTAAAACGTCTTATCGGTTTACTTTCTCCAAAACTTAGTTTACATTTGGGGCTTTTTGTCTAAAATTGACAATTAGCCCCTTTTTAAATTAATTAATTTCTGATTCTTTTACTGCTCTATTTTTGTAACCAGTTTTTTTAGTTACCAGATCAATCAAATCATCAGCATGTGCAGGTATTGTTAAAATTTCAGGGTCTTTTAATATTTTACCCCCCTCTTCCTTGACAAAAGCTTTTCTTCTTTGAACAACTTTATTATTAAAAAACCATTCGAGGCTCTTCTCATAATCGGTATAATAAGCCTTTAAAGCCTCTTCTTCATAATCTTCAATGTCAAAACCTTGGTCCCACATTTCTTCGTCCTCTGGAAATTTTTTATCAATAGGTTCACTTTTGGGAACGTCCAAATTATATGGCTTAAATTCTTTCATGCTAATAATTGCAGGTATTAAATCTGCATATGATGCAGAAATATCACCAGTCTGTGTAGATTTATATATTTCAAACCAATCTCGAATAATGGTTTTAACCGCTTTATTTATCATTCCTTTTAAACACTTCTCTGTCCATTCAAAAGGGGTTTCTAAAAGGTAGTGCTCTAAAGCTTTTTTGTCAGTTTTAGATATTTTAAATCCTTTTGTTCCTATCTTTTTCATTTATATCTCCTTGTCTTTTTTTAAGGTGTATATTCTGTTATTGTTAATGTTGCTGCTGCAGAACCGCCAAGTTTTCTTCCTCCTCCAGCACCATTTATTGCAACCCTTAACCCATTACTCGAACCATAGCGGATAGAGAATGTTGTTGGAGACGTTGATCCAGCAGTAACATAATGACGCATTTTTACCGTTGTTGTAGATTGAGATGCAGCAGGAAAAGCTGTAACACATGATTGGATAGCATTTACACCACTATCTCTAAATATAGAAAAAACTGCAGATGTTCCAGAGGCAGCTGTTGATGAAGACCATGCTGTATATTCTATTAACAATATATTTGATGCATCAGAAGGAGTAATAATTAGTGAATCCGCTGAACTTCCTTCGGAAATTTGAGGTATAGTATCATCAAATGGCACTATGGATGTAGTTGATAAATATGTTGAAACATCAGATCTAACTTGCTGAACTACTGTTCCTGTCGTAGAATTGCTTTCCCATGTAACAACTCCTGCACCATTTGTAGTTAATACTTGATCAGCACTTCCGTCTGCGGTTGGCAATGTATAAGCATTATTTATTGTTATTGCATTAGATGAAGTTGGATCAATAGATAATATTTCATTTCCTGAGGAAGGGTCACTTCCATCTGTTAATTTTATTTTATCACTATCACTATTATCTATACCTAAACTATATGTTTTGGTACCTGTTATTTCAAAAGAAGTGAATGTATCTGCTAATGAACCGTTTGCTACTCCTATTACTAAAGATGAAAACGAAGTGGCATCTGTATCATCATTTGAAACTGATAATGTAACAGGCGTGGCAGCTGTTGTATTTTTAAAATCCCAGTCTCCCACAAATGGTGATTGCATAATTACTGAAACTTTATCGCCAGCTCCTCCAGTAGCAGTACCATTACCACCTAAAATATCAATGTTATTAGCTGTAGGCGTAGCCGTTCCAGAATCTGTGGTATATGTTTGAGCTAAATCATCATCAATGTTAATAGTAATTGTATTGGTTGAACCAACAGTTTCTAAACCAGTGCCACCTGTTATGGTAACTTCATTGTTTGTATCTGGTATAACAGGAGAAGTACCAGAGTCCACTATGAACGATTCCGATGCTCCACTTGTTCCAGCTAGTTTGCGCCATGTGCCAGATGCACTGGAAATATCGCATAATATCCACCAATCATTGGAATCGGTATCAAGCCACAAATCTCCAAGATTGAAATTTTTATAATCTGCACTTGTAGGTGCTCTATCTAATTGAAACCTTTTAAGACTATTTGCCGAATTAGGCCGATAATTTAAAGGTCCTGTTTCAAAAAAAGGCATTTATTTTTCTCCTTAACATACTAAATAACCGCTAATAACACTTGCTTCTCTACTCCCCCCAACAACGCCCATAGTTTTAGTACTACCACTTGTTTGTGTGGAAAAAGATGCCGTATCTGCTGCATCCATATCTACTAACATGCTTATATTTTCTCTATACCCACCTGTGGAAATCTTTCTTGTTGCTGGGCTATCGGTATTATAATAATCACCATTAGATGTCACTATACGATATTGACCATCTGTATGAGAGGCTGTGGCACTCGATAATTCATAAATTGCGTTAAGATGATACCTTCCAGTAACTGGAGCTGTAAAAGTATATGTAGTATTATCATAATCCGCATTTTGATCAAATATTTCTGTGTTAGCAGCGATTGTATAATAAGTGCCATCTCCTGTCACATTAGGAGCGTTAGCACTCATATACGCTAAAAAAGCAGGCTGCAATGGCATCGTCCTTTCACCTGCTGTTGTCATCTCCCATTGAGTAACTCCGCCAGATGGACTTGGAAAAGGGCCTCCAGCAGAATCATATGTTATCTTAAGCTTGTCTGCATCTGAATTATCTATACCCATGCAATTAGCACTAATACTACCAATTCTAAATGCTATACTTGGGTCTGCAGAACCCGCTCCTTCTACCCATGAAGCCATTTGTGCTGCTGAAGATGCCGTTGTGCTGTTATTATATGTTTTTAATAAATTGACTTTGCCTGCATTTGTAGAGCCAAACTGAAATTGGTTTGTGGTAGTACCAGCGTTAGAACCAAAGAAATATTGCCAGCCATTGGCTGTACGTTCAAAAAAATATGATCCTGATGGAGACGATCCAGGTCCTATCTTAAAACTAGGAGTGCTTGTATCTAGTCCAACATAAAACTCATTTGTTCCATCACTAAAATGAACGGACGCATCCCCACCACTAGTTCCACCTACTGTAAGATCTAGTACAGCATTTGATGAAGTATTAGTATTATCACTATGATTAACAGAAAGAACAGTTGCCGTTCCAGCTGTTGATCTGTTTACTGAAAAATCATTGTCAGCAACAGTGTTATTGATTGAATTATTTGTAACCATCTTCTCTCCTTATTTTAGACAACGGTAAAGCTCCCTGTAGATGACAAAACTGCGAAATCTGTATTTGATGTTATACATACAATTTTTATAGCATCATATTGGTTCGTAGCCGTTAAACTTCCCCCTGTACCCGTTGTTGTATCTGATGATCCATAATGAATTGTTTGACCAGCATTTTGGGCTATTTTATATAAACCAGCCCCTTTTCCTACAAGTTTAATTACATCTCCAATAGATGCTGTTGTTGGTAAAGTTAATGTTACAAGAGCTCCGTTATTGGCTATATACCCATTATTCACTGCAATAGCTTGTGTTGTACCCGTTACCTCAGTCCAGCTAACTCCACCTCCTGTTCCGTCAATAGTAATACTTCCAGCTGCATTAGTAATTGTTATGCCAGTCCCCGCTGTAAGAGTAGAGACAGAAGGAGCGTTTCCAGTATTACCGATAACTAATTGTCCATTAGTTAAGACTCCCGTTGAACTAATATCATAACCTGATCCCGCTAACAAGATTGAGTGTTCAGGGGTCACGTTGAGACCTACATCATCAAGTGTATCTAAAGCTGATTGTACTGTCGTATCACTTGCAGATAACCATCCATTGAAATTTGATGTGTCTGTCAAAACCAAAGAAGCATTACCAGCAATTGCGATTGAAATATCACCTTTAACAGTTTCCTTCTCTATTATAACGTCAACTATTGTATCTGACGATTCTTCTTTTATAACATATCCTAGTTGAGCAAGTTCTAACTGAGCTAGTTCTGCTGATTTACCAGCTATATTTCCGCTAGCTATGGCTGTTTGAGCTGCAGTTAAATTATTGTATTGAGATGTATTATATACAGCATAATAAGTCGGTGTAGAGGAGTTTATGTCACTTTTAGATACATACAGCCTAAATACTCCATATTTATTACTCCCAAGAGCTGTAACAGTTCCAGCGTTATTATATTCACTTGGAAAGGTGTTCGCTATAGAATCTCTTACCCATTTACCACTCCCATCTGTGAACATAAAGCTAAAATTCTCTGCTGCTCCTCCAGAATCTGGGATCGTAGTTTCTAATCCATGATCTTCTAATTCATCAGCTCCAACTATTTGAATAGACTTTGTTCCTTGCAACGTAATATTTGCACCGTTATTTTTATTTGCTATTACAGGACCTATTGTATCATGGGCCCATTCCGAAGCTTCAACAGGAAAAGTATATGGATGATTTTCCGCAACTACGATAGCATTAGGAGTTCCCGCATTATCAACTAATATCTCAAATAAACATACATTGTCAGCAAATAATGCTGTTGAACGCGTAGCAGTGGAACCTATGGTTCCAGTGCTATCCATATATACATAATGTGTAGCTCCTTTTGTCAATGGCCCCGTATCTTGTCCAGCTGCCCATGTTATCTTTCTGCTTTTAATATAACCAGTGCCAGATTGTGTTACTGTCAATGTTGTTCCTGTAACTGAATAGTATGGACCCGCTCCATCCCATTCATAAAAACCTGTGTTGGTTTGCCTAATAGTATTATATGCTACTAACTCTCCTGTATGGGTATAGTTATCTTCGTTTAATGTTAATGTGCCAGCAATTACATCTGAATCAACAAAATTTACTCCATTAATTGTAAGTAACCCAGCCCCCGTTCCACCAACCGCTGTTGAGTTTGATGTGTTAATAGAAGAATTAGTTAAAATTGTCGGATTTGAAGAATTATGTGTTATTGAAGTTAACGACCCAGTTGAAATCTTAATATTAGATATAGATATTGTAGCTGAATCTGAAGTAACTAATGTTCCATTTAAAGATGAACCTTCATTTAATATTGCTGTTGCAGTTCCCCCTATTGCTGCAGGACAACCTATTCTTGTACTAATTATGTCGATATTACCATTTGAGAATGTTAATGTATTTACAGTTCCTCTTCCAGCAAATGAACTTGAAATAAGACAGGTTGCCCCTCCAATACAATTAATAACACCATTATTAGCAGAGGCGTCAGTACAACTAACAATTGCTAAAGTTCCACCAGCCCAATTAGGCAAGTCATATATATATCCATTAACAATGGTTATATAACAATTTTCGGTTAAAATGATCGCTGTCCCTGCCACTGCTGATGTAAAAATATCTCCAGATGAAGCTGATAGAAATAAATCTTTAAATGTAAAAAAACCTGAAGAAGGAGGGGTGTGATTTCCTACTATGACTGTTTCTAAAGTAGCTCCTCTAATAACATGCCCAGCATAAAGTGTTAAATCTTCTATGTAAGTCCCTGGCTTAACATATATTTCAGCGTCTCCACCAGCGGTATTTGCTGCGTCAATGGCGCTTTGTATTGTTATATATTGCCCTCCACCTGCAGCGTCTACTACATATTTTGTTATCAAGGCTGGAGCTAATGATAATGGGGTAATAGCCTTGGTATTATCAGCCAATAAACTAGTTTCCACTAAAGTAGCCAACTCTACGACACCTTTTTGTGTAGTTGTTGAATCTGCTATTGTTAAAGTTATTGTATCAGCAGCTCCGCTTGTAGAAATCCCTTGAGCTGCTGTGCCTATTATATTTAAATTATTTAAAAGAGGCGTTGCCGATCCTGAATCTGCTGTATAAGTTTGGGCTATATCTCCATCAATATTAAACGTAACTGTATTTAAACTTCCGACCGTTGTAATTCCTGTTCCACCAGCTATTGTTACTTCATTTGTTGCATTTGGAATTACAGGAGATGTTCCTGTGTCTGGTATGAAAGTTTCTACTGCAGATCCTGTTCCTGCCATTTTACACCAAATAGCATCATGTGTCGTCTTTTTGCATAATTTCCACCAATCATCGCTTGATTCGTCGAGCCATTCATCACCAACACTAAAGTTCTTATAATCATCAACCGTTGGAGAATGACTAGATTTGAATCTCTTGATTGGATTTGAACTATTAGGCTTATAATTTAAAGGACTATAATCAATTCGTGCCATTTTTTTTCTCCTAAACTGTTAAGGCGCCTGTAAAATATGTATAATAGGCGGAACTCCCTGTTATCTGAACATCTGCTTGAGAACTTCCAGCATTTGGGATGTTAATTTTTGCTGTTGCGGTATCTCCTGCATCCATATCTACCATTACACTTAATGAAAAAGGAACTCGATCTGCATTTGCTGCATAGATTGAAATATCTTGTCCTTGAAATATAGATCTATTACTTGTTTGTAAAATTAATAAATAAAAACCTGATGCAGGGTCTACGTCATTCAACCATGTACCTACATTAAAGGTATATAAACCTGAGATGGGTGCCGTAAAGGTATAAGCGCTAGTACTATAATCATTGTTTTGATCAATTATTTCGCTGTTTATTGTAAGTGTTGATGTATTATTAATTGGCAAATTATCTTGCGTAAGAGTTTGGTGGGCTGAAAATGCTGGTTGTAACGGCATATTAATATAACCATCTTGAGTAATTGACATCAAAGTGTTTCCACTAGATGGATTAGCTCCTGTTGTAATCTTAATAATATCACTATCATCATCATCTATTCCAACAGAACCTTTTGTCACTCCGTTAATATTAAATGTTATACCACTATCTCCAGATGCTCCTGGATCAATTATTGGGTTTTTACCGACGTCATCTAATGTATTTAAAGCTAATTGAACATTTGTATCCGCTGATGACAACCACGTATCAAAATTAGTTATATCGGTTGTAATAGTGGATGCAGCCTTTGATGAGGCTGAACTGTGATAATTTCCTGACTGACTCATAACCCCTCCTTAATAAATTACTGCTGCTGTTACTGAACCACTCGCCGGTGCAGTTGCATATTTTACATAAAATTGTGTTCCTATCGCTAGAAACTTGCCGTCATCTCTTACTTTATTAGCTGTTAAATCTAATATTACAAATCCTTCTGGCGGTAATAAAATATGGTCATTTGTTCCATCAACAGAAAAATATGCAGCTGTATCCATTAAATTTTGGAGCATCACTATTCTAGCTTGATTTACTAAAACTTTTCCTAATGCTCCATATGTTGCCCCAACTCCCCCAAATAGTACTTCCCTTAACGGTTCAAATTTAGCTCTTGTTGCGTATCCCATTTTTTTTTACTCCTTTTTCTTTCCTTTTCCTTGCAATCTCTTATATAAGCATTATAATAAAAATAAAATAAAAATTTAACGACGGAGGATAAAAATGTCGGAAAATAAAGAAAAGAAAGAATTAAAAGTTTTCACTAATTACAAAGGCAAATATATAGTAGTAGATAACGATAAAGATTTTTCTTTTGAGTTTCCTACTAATTCAAATTTAGAAAAGAATTTAGAAATCATTACTTTTATTAAATTTGAAATGAAAAAAGCTATTTTAGAAGCTAAAGCGAAGCAAGAAGCAGCTTTAAAAGCAGCTGAAACGCAGTCTAAAGAAGAAGCAAAAGCTGTCATAGAAATGACTGAAGAGGAATTAAAAGAAAATATCGAAAAAGCTAATCAGTAATTACTTAAACTCGGAAGTTTTTTAGCTTCCGAGTTATTTCTTATGAAAACAATTCTTACATTAAGGTGATATCGATCCGAAATATGGTATCCATTTAACTGTTGTTCCAATATATACTTTTATAAATCCTTCATTATCCCCGTTATTAGCATTTGTACTCTTAATTGATAAAGTTCCTGTGCTTAAAGAGGTGTTAGTTACATTTGTAATAGATGTGGCTGATGCTAATCCTCCTACATCACCTGTTGAAGTTAATTCATTTCCTACAACAGAACCGACAGAATTAATATATGCTTGCTCAACTGCTGTTTGGTTTTTAACTGATAGTTTAGATACTCCTATATCGTCACCTAACTGAAAACCATAATCATCTCCTGCTAATAATTTAAAATTCATTCCATTAGCATCTGAAAATATAGTGGCTTCATTCCATAGGCGAATATCTGCTGAACCATAAGGATAGGTAGCGTCTGTATTATATAAATCTAATCCATAAGTATAATCAGCGCTGCTAGGTGAATCAGAGATCACTCTAAAAGCTGCTGAAGTTGTAATTAAAGCATTAGAATACTCCTTTGCTGCTATATGAGATCTTGAAACGGTCGACGAAATAGAACTGCTTCTAGTAAAAGTACAACCTCCTAAAATAGTTGATCCAGTACCACTCATAATATTTGCATTAGAAGACCAAATAACACTCTCTTGAATTTGTGACGTTGAAGAAGAATTATTAACAAGAGTCGCTAATGTAGCTGTATAAAAAAAACAATTATTAGCATCTATTTTTGCATTTGATGTTAGAGTAATTGTTTTGAAAAATGTAGAATGAGTGAATACTGATGTACCAGAAGATAAAGCCATCGGGCATCCAATATAGGAATTAGTAATAACTACAGCCGCATTCGAAACAAAAGAACTTAAAGAACCTTTTCCTAGATCAGAATTCTTTATATTTAATACTGCTCCTGCGGCACCATTAAATATACCATTATGTGTCGAACCTCCATCTATACAATTGTCAAAATAAAATTCTTTAGTATAGTTAGGCACGTTCAAAATATAACCATTTCCTGCTGAAAAAGAACAATTATAAAAAGCCATATCTACTAGAGAAACGCTTGCAGCATTTGCAAAAATATCTACGGAAGAAGTGAATTTAATATTTGCAAAGGATGCCTCAGAGGAGCTAGTAGCAGGTGGTGTATGAGTACCTGTTATAACCACTCCTAACTCTTTTACATTACCTGACGCTCCTACTAATTGAATTTTATCATATAAAACAAGGTTCTCTGTGTAAGTTCCTTCTTTAATATAAACAATACCCCCGCCAGCGGCATTTGCAGCATCAATAGCGCTTTGTATTGTTATATAACCTCCGCTGCCGACAGCTCCAACAACATAATCTGATATAGGATAGGCTTTGGATGTTTCTGTAATAGTTAAAGTGTTTCCACTTCCAGCTACGGTATATAAATCGTTTCCAACAATATTTATATTTCCTGAAACTGGATTAATAACACCACCAGAATCACCTGTGAGAGTTTCTAGATCACCAGTTCCAGCTGCCATTATATTCCAAACAGCGCTTCCAGACGATAAACCTGCTAAGCCATAAATGTTATTAGCTGCATCATCCACCCAAACTTGACCTAAGTGAAATTTAGAGTCTGCTGTTGTCGGTGGTCTATCAGATATAATTGGTTCTGGAAATACATCTATTAAAGGATTTCCTAACCCATAAGATTTGAATTTCTTTTTTGTCATTTTTTATCCTTTTATTGTAAACCAACTTTAGCTTCTATTAAATGCCATTTACCTGGTGTTGTTGTCCCATGTAATCCATAAATACATGGCATTACTACATCACCATTGTCAAATGTAAAGGTTGCTGTAGCTGTCGGAGCAACACCATCTATTGTGAAGGTAACAACACCAGCAGCGGAAACATAAACACCTACACGATGAGTTTCTCCGTCAGCCCATGCATCTGTTGTATTAGTATAAGTTGCACCAGCTGCATTTAAGTTTGTCGCTATTGTAGTTAAAGCGCTATTTTGAGTTTCCTCTACTCCAATCAATGCAAAATCAGTATAGGTAGTATAATCTGCTTGATAAGCTTCTTGTTTTCTAAAACCTATATATACTGGATCACATCCTGTTACATCAGCTAACTTCAGTTGAAATTCACAATAAAAAGCTTCTGAAGTACCAATTGTATAAGTGTGTTTATTATTACCTAAAACCCCCCATGAATATTCAGCCCCTTCATCATCTGTTAAATCTAAGGAAATTAATAAACCATCAGCTTCCATCACTGGTGCTATTATTGTTTGACCAGCTCCTAAAATATGTTGTTCAAGTATTTCTCCTCCTTGAAGAACCATAAGGTTTTCATCCCCTGTAGCTCCAGTTGGAACCCCACCAGTATTTGCTTTAGTGGACATTACAGGAGCTGAATTAATTACTAAATCAGTATTTGATGCAGATATTGTTGTAAATTGACCAGTAGATGGAGTTAAATCGCCAATTGCAGTAGCGTTTATTGATAAACAATTTAATTTACCGTCAGAATCTAAAACAGCTACCTCAACATCATCACTATCAGTAATAGATATTTTATTAGCAGCGGCATTATCTCCAGTTTTAATCAATACATCTTGACCTGTAGGTGCAATTATATTCATGTCGCCACCTGCTGTTGCAAGATATCTGGGAGATGTAACAGAAGTTGCTAATGCAATAGCATCATCTAAATTAGCTGTAATAGTACCAGCTGTTCCCGCAGTAGTAATATTTGTACCACCAGTTAATGTAATGTTAGATGAAACAGGAATAATAGCACCACCAGAATCACCGGTTAAGGTCTCTAAATCAGTTGTTCCAGATGCCATTACAGACCATGTAGCCGAACCAGCAGTAACATCTGCCAGTCCATAAAATATGTTAGTGCCTGAATGTAACCAGATTTGTCCTAATCTATAATTATGATCTGTTGCTAGCGGAGCTCTATTTGCTATAATTGGACTCGGAAATATCCCTTGTAGTGGAGATCCTAATCCATAACCCTTGTTAAATTTAGTCATTTTTCACCTTGCTTGTTTTATGTAGTTATGCTATTATGTATATTCATAATAAACATGGGTATTATCACATATGAAAATAAATTTGAAAAGAACAACTATTCTTTTGAATGAAGAAAAGCATAAGCAAATAAAACTGGCTGCTGTTGAGCTAGGAGTTAGCATTTCTAAATTTATTGATGACGCTGTTGCTCATTATATTGATTATTTGAAAAATAAAAAGAATGTTAATTAAGAGAGGAAATATAAAATGAATCAATGGATTAATACATTTGTTTTAGGGATATTATTATATCCTTTGTTTTCATATTTAGGTTTTTTTAGCGCAGGCTCTTGTTCTGAAGACAAAGACGATGATTATTTTTATTAAACTTTTAGGAGAAAATAACATGTTACTTTTTTGGTTTTTAATCGTTTTTTTTATAATAGGCAGGATTATTTTTTTAAAAGTTGAAGAAATAAACCATAGAAAATTACAGGAAGAAGATGATTCATGTTTTTTCTTTGATGACGATTAATTATTTGTTCTTAGCTTTTTCTAATTGTTCATTTAATTTCCTAGCGTAATGTAATGCTCCAGTTTTATTGTTCTTTGCAGCAGCTTGAAGAGATTTAAAATAATATTTCCTTAATTCTGGTTTTGTCAAAATTGTTTCTGTAATTGCGGTTATGCCTTTTGCTCCTAGAATTGCAGGAAGAGCTTTAAACTGTCCTGTCAAAACAGCTCCGGCTAATCCATAGTTTTCAAGTTGCTTTAAAGATTTAAAAAAATTATGCATTTTATTGGCTTGTGCAAATTCTGAATAGAATTTATTTGCTTGATTATAAGCTTTTAGAAATTCTGGATTTTGTTTTTTTCCATAATCTTGGATTAATTGACCTGCTTTATTGTTTAATTGCTTTAAAACTCCTTGTCTTCCTTTTGGTAGCTCATAATTTATTATTTCATTTAAATCCTTTTTTAACTCCGTTAGGGCCTTAACAGTTATTCTGTTATTTCTTATTAGTTTTTCAGTTTCACGGGTTGTTGTTAATATTGCTTTTTTAGCTGGTGTGGGTATTCCTTCATGAGAAAATTTACGTAAGTTTTTAATAGTCGAATGCAAAGGTGCTGCTGAAGTTGTAGCCCCTGGATTTAAAAGCTTTTCTGATGTTTTATAAAGATTAGATCTATACTTTTTAAAACCACCTAACCCTTTTGAGCCAGCAAACGTACCTACAAATTGCATAAAATTTTGAACACCTTCTGGAGCATTTAAAGATTTAGCTCCTTCTTTTAACAAAGTGCCAGTTGCAGCAGCTGTGAGCGCTCTAGGGACAGATCCAAAACCAATTCCCGGAAGAGCTAAAGTTGATCCTAAGGATATAATTTCATCGGCTGCTTCTTCTACTTTGCCCTTAGGTTCTAAATAATCTCCGGCTACTGTTTTTAATAACTCGCGCATTTCACCTGTGGTTTTTAAATTAGGAAATAACTTAAAATCTACATCAGGAATATCTTTACCCGTTACTTTCTTAACCAATCCTTTTGATAAATTAGAAGCCATTTGCTGAATATCTCCTGGAAGACCCATAAGAGATTCTCCTGCTCGAGCTAGAGAACGTAAAATATGCCTTCTCCCCTTTTGACCAATAGTAAGTTCCTCTGGTTTTTTTTCTAAAGGAACAAAACCAAAATCAGGTGTTTCCTGTATTTCCTTTTCAACAACTTCTTTTTTTTCTAAAGGAACAAAACCAAAATTATTATTAATTGCCATAACTCTTATATCCTGCTTTTAAAGCTGCTTCTAAATTTTCCTGAGGAATATAACCCATTTCTCCACTAGGAGACTGTACTTTTACTGATCCAATTGGAATGTTTTGTTCTTTTGTCTCAACTGTTTCAGCAGGTACATCAGTAGTAAATTCTTTTGAAAGTTTATCAAGTTCGGGGCCTACTCTTTCTTGAATTTGTTCTGCTAAATCATAAGGAGGAACACCATTGTTTTCTTTAATTATGCTTCTCATCTCCTTAGCTCTTAAAAAATTGCCTTCATTCATTATCTTTAAATTTCTTAATACTCTATTCCTACCTTCCTGTGATTGGGAGAGATTAGGGATAGCTTTTAAAAACATTTGTACTTCGAAATTAGTCACTCTACTACCAAATATTTGACGGGCATTTTTTAACATATCTACTGAAAGCTTTTCAAATTCTTGTGAATCTGGGTTTTTTAAAGATTCTATATCTAAACCGAACTTTTTTAAAGCGGCATTAAAAGCTCCGGGGATTAGTGTTCCTTTATCATTTAATTTTTGCATCCGATCATATCTCATGGCGTTTTCTTGAGCTGATTTCTCTGTTTCAAGAATGTCCTTTCTAACTTCTTTAGTTTCCTTAAATCTAGATGCCTTTTCTCTTGCAGTTTCTTTTCCTTTAGCCATCTCTAATTGCGCTAATTTAATAGCTTGATCTTCTGTTAATCCCAGTTTAGAAATATCTGTGCCTTGACCGTCCTCTTCTGGACCTCCAAGTATTTGTGAAAGAGCCTGACCGAAAGCTTGTCTCTGCGGAGCTTGCAATTTTTGTTTTAAAGCTTCCTGCTGCATTTGAGG